CTATTCTATGGTTTTGACACGGATCAGATTTGTCGTGCCCGGCACCTGCAGCGGCATGCCCGCGCTGAGAACGATACAGTCGCCTTTCTTGACGAACTTCATCCGCTCCGCCCCCTCGATCGCTTTTTCCATCAGATCATTCCAGTTGCTGCTCCGCTGAGTCAGAACCGGATACACCCCACGTGTCAGGGCCTGCTGATGATATGTCTTGGAATCCGGCGTGGCAGCAATGATCGGTTCCACCGGCTTGTATTTAGCCATCATCTCTGCCGTATAGCCGGAGGTCGTGATCGCAACGATCGCACTGGCCTTGATATCATGTGCCGTCGTGCAGGCAGCATGCCCCATAGCGTTTGACACATCACGATCGTTTGTTTCTACTTCCAGGAACTTATACTGATTTACTTCTTCTGCATCTTCTTCCGCCTGGCTGACGATCTTCGCCATCGCTTTGACGGTTTCCACCGGGTAATCCCCTGCAGCACTTTCTCCAGACAGCATCACGGCCGATGTTCCATCAAACACCGCATTAGCCACGTCCGTTATCTCTGCACGTGTCGGCGCTGGAGAATGTGTCATGGATTCAAGCATCTGCGTCGCAGTAATGACGGTTTTTCCTGCTTTGCAGCATTCTTTTATGAATTTTTTCTGGATGCCCGGAAGTTTTTCAAAATCCACTTCCACACCCATGTCACCGCGGGCGATCATGATCCCGTCAGAAAGCGCCAGGATCTCCTTGAAGTTTTCGATCCCTTCCGTATTCTCGATCTTGGAAATGATTTTGATACGGTCTCCGCCATTTTCATTGAGAAGTGATCTGAGGATTTTTACGTCTGCTCCGCTTCTCACAAAGGAGGCAGCAACATAATCCACGTCCATTTCGATACCAAACAGGATGTCCTGCCGGTCGGCTTCACTGATATATTCAAGATCCAGCGACTGGTTCGGAATGTTCACACCCTTGCGGTTGCTGACCTTGCCGCCGTTTACAACAATGCAGCGCACTTCATCTTCTGTAGTGCCTGCCACTCTGAGCCGCACCCGTCCATCATCGATCAGGATGGATGTTCCCAGACTTACCTGCGACGGAAGTGCCTTATATGTCGTGCTTACTCTTTCTTTTGTGCCCGGGCATTCTTCCGACGTCAGTGTGAATTCATCGCCCTCTTCCAGGATCTCGCTTCCATTTTCGAAATCTCCAAGACGGATCTCAGGGCCCTTCGTATCAAGCAGTATCGCTGCAGGACGATCCTGTTCATCCCGCACGCGACGAAAAGTTTCTATAGTCTTACGATGTTCCTCGTGTGTTCCGTGAGAAAAGTTGAGCCGCGCCACATTCATGCCGGCTTCCAGCATTTCACGCATCGTATCTGCATCCCGGCTCGCCGGGCCGATCGTGCATACGATCTTAGTTTTTTTCAGCATATTATCACCTCTCATTATCATCCACAATTTCTGTTATTATATCACCAAATAACACGAGGTGCAATCGTGCCGCTGCACGCGCAGACTCAGTTTCCACCTACTTCCTCCGGGCATGATCCGCACGAATAGCCTTCGCAGTAAACGAATTATTTTTCCACCAGCTCCACAGGCTGACCACCACCGTCACCACTGCCGACAGCCCCTGATAAAACTCTTCCTCTGTATAGGGCAGCGGGGTGCGACCCGATGCTGCGATCAGCTGATTCACAAGAACCGCCGCCAGTGTAATACTTCTGAGGATCGTCTCTCGATCCGGCAGCACAGATTCCTGCAAAGCATCCGCAGACGATATCCGCACTCTCCGCGTTACGACCTTTTCCAGCCTTCGCATTCTTCTCATATCAATACCTCCTTTCCAACAAACATCAGCCAGCTTTAATAATATAGTTCATAACGATATACGGCTGCAGGTTGTTATGTGCACTGCCGCTTCCCACAGCTGCTGCCGTACCGGAAACACTGTGAGAATGAGAGCCTCCTGAACGCACGGAATTCCATGTTAGATCCGTACATCCGGTGGAAGCCACACAACCATTCCAGCTTCCAGATTTTCTCGATGCGATACCACCCAGCGCATGAGTGTGCGCCCCGCCGGACGCAGCTGTACCCGATACAGAATGACTATGACTCGCCATCTCTGCAGTCGTCAATGTATGCGCCTTCTCACCGCCGGTTTTTCCCAACGCGTTAAACGCAGTATCCGATCCGTTCTTTCCAACCGGGATCCGGCCTCTCAGATCCGGCAGCTGAAACGTGGCGTCAGTTCCGCCGGATCCAGCAGCTTCTCCCGTCAAAACTTCATACAGCCGCGGATATGTCTCGCACGACACTGTACTTCCGTCAAGCAGCAGCCATCCAGCCGGGATCGCATCGCTGAACCATCCCATCACTGCACCGACCGGGGTCGATCCGAATACCGACATACCGTTCACCGTCAAATCACTTCCTTCTATATGAAGACCGCTTCCCAGCGATTCCTCCGGCACGCAGTTGATACCGATCTGATACGCTGGCGTCCCATCCTCATCAGCAAGCTTTCTCATGTAGATCCCCGGACATCCACTGTCCAGCTCCAAACTTACGGTATCTGAAGAAAGCTCATCTGCAACGGTCACTTCCAGTTCAAAGCTGCCGGCCAGAGAAAAGCCTTCCGGATCATCCCCGATCACCGGGATCTCCAGCTGATACAGACCTTCCTCATACCTGAAATCCGATGCTAAAACAGCCTTGGTACCTGTCACCCAGCCTTCCGAAGACTTGTCCCGGTACCGATAGCTGCACGTTTTGATCCCATTCATCACCTGACCGAAACTTTCATTCCACAACCATACCGACATCTTCAGATTGGTTTCCTTTTCCACGCCGTTTTTACGCTCTGCATCTGCGCTCTGGATCACAATCGGTCTATATGATTTCAGCGTCACTTCCTTCCGCACGGTAGTGTAAAGGCCACGCGTATCATATGCCGTAACGTCGATGGTGTTTCCCCATGCCGGATCTAAAACAAGATCAACATCTCTGTCCGCTGCATACGCAGCCTGCACGCTGGTACCGCCGCTTTCCAGAAGATAGGACACCATCTGTGCGCTGTTACGCGCTACCGCCCGGCTGACTGCCGGTACAGTCACCTCAAGCTTCGAGTATCCTTCTATCAGGATCCCGTCGCTTCCCGTCAGTGCCCGCGCCTGCTGATTTCCATCCTTCCACGTAAAGTCTGAGAACACCGGCTCACTCCCGGTTACCTGAACGCTCACCGTTTTAGATACGGTCGCGCCCACCTGGCAGATTCCCGTCGCTCCGCCATCATAATACGAAGTCAACGTCAGCTGACAGTCTGCTTTCGTCAAGGTCGTCATCCGTTCATAGAATGCTGCCGGTATCTCCCAGTGAACCGATTCATCGCTGACTGGCGCTCCCGCTGCTCCCAGAAGATAACCGCTCATTGCTCCCGAATCGGACTCACCGCGAAAAGAATATGCCAGTGTATGCACATATCCTCCTTTGCGAGATGCCGTGATCGCAAGCTGCTCCCCTACGTTTACAGCATCCGCGCAGTTCAGTCCATTCGGCTCTACGATCAATACCGTTCCTGAAGCCGTCTTGCTTCCGATGTTGCTTCCGGAAGATCCACTGCCCGTATAAGTAGTGACTGTCACCACCACTGCCGCACTGGACTTCCCGCCAAGCGCCGAGTAGACCGCATAGTAAAACGCATCCCCTGAAAATGTAACACTGGTCCCTACGCCGGTTTTACTTGCCACCTCAACTCCATTTACCTTCACCGATACAGTATGGGTAAACGAGCTGGAATTTCGACTGATCCCCACGGTAAAAGGCTCTCCCGCTGTAAAGGATGCCGCCGTCGAGATCCCTGACGCCCGCGGGATCCGGTCCAGCGTAACCGTACCGCTTCCAGAATACGTCCCCGCCTGGTTCGTTCCCGAATTGGAATACTTTACGCTGATCCCCACCGATCGTGTTCCATCCGCATTGTGCGCCACCGTTTTCGACGCACTGCCGATGGCGATATAGCTGCTCTGCCACGTGCCATACCGCTTGATGGAATACGCCGTTCCATCAATGGTTATGGTTCCTGAAAACGTACCGGTCGTCGTATATCCATTGGTTTTTCTAAAATAAGCCGTTGCCGAAACTACAGACGAGTTTTTCTCCGATCCATTGGAGCTGGAGCTCCACGCCAGATAAGTCGCTGCCGATTTGGACGGCGATGAAATACTTATTGTGCCACTTGCCATATTGATTCCTCCAATCTGTTCATAAAACTACTTTCCTATTCCCTGATGATCCACATACATGCATTACGCTGATCGATAGGGATCATGCTGGTTTTTCCAGAAGACACCTGTCCATCTGAGATCACCCTCCGGACACTTACTCCGTTCACATCGTATTCCACGATACGATTCTGTCCCGGTCTATTGTCAGTGATCTTCATGCCCGATGGATCTATAGTAGTCTTCACACCCTGGTCACGATCATCTTCCGGTGCAATGATCAGCATATCCTTCGTCAGTTTCACATTTGTGCCGAACACTTCGTTAGACGCCTGATTCCACGTCGTCCCTGCTCCCACGCACAGCATCAGATCCCCGACATAAGCCTTGCCGGCTTCCACTGCGATATCCAGCTTCATCTCTTTATCATCCGGTACGAACTCATAATGTATCAGCTCCCAGTCCCCTATGATTTCCCGGCTCTCGAACACCATGTCTTTTCCCAGCGAGATCTGCAAAGAATGTGCAGCAGGCTTTTTCACACGACAGGAGAACGTGTGCATCTGTCCAGCGGTAACCGGCACTGTCGTCTTCAGATAGCTTGGACCTGTTATGCAGAAGGCTCTCTGAGAAATCAGATTGGTACTGTCTATCTCTATGATCGGCTCAGCACCTTCCTTCGTTATCCAGCCGTCAAACTTATTATCCACTAAATGTCCGGTGGAATTGTATATCAGATTTGTTCCGCCCGTCGAGCTGACAGACGCTTCGATCATCCTGTCCAGCGGCTTGCCTTTCAGTGCTACCCGCGTGCCGTCGATCCTGGTGCCGTCGCTGGCATTGATGGTCTCGATCACGCCTTCAATATCAATGACATCCGCTGCTACGCTTCCTGACCGTATCATGCCAGCCACGATCTTGCCATCGCTGGTCATGGCTGTTTCAAACGGTCCTTCCAGACCATTGGCACTGAATCCCAGTCCGTTTTGATTCCATCTCCATACATGACTGTCAGGCTGGATCTTTTTCGTATTGGAAATGTAGATTTCCGATGGCAGTCCATCATCATCATAGGCGAAGGATACCGTCCCTCCGTTTTTTCCAGTCAGTTTGCCGGTAACATCCCTGATGGCCTCCTGTATATCGCTGTACAGTTTTGTGATACGCTGCACTGTCGGCGATGCACTGGAGAAGCTGGCATCAGATGTCGTCTCTCCCTTCGCTGTGATCTTGGATACGATCCCGCCATCGAAGGTCAAGGTCTGGCTCATGATCGGAATACGATACGAATTTCCTTCCGTATCCACAGCTGTGATCACATCACCCGCCTGTAATGCCGGATTTCCGCGCCACTGCAGCTCAGCAGGCTGATAACTCATGCGGTAGTTGATCGCCGTGCGATACTGCAGCGACCAGGTAAGCCCTGCTGCAGGATCTGTCAGCATCGACTGATCTGCTTTAAGAAGTACAAAATCATATTTTTTGATTCCCGAAACAACATACTGCTCTCCATCCTGTGTCAGGATATCTTCTTCTGAGAAAGACTGTGGTTCTTCACAGACCCACTGGATCAGCCGTGTAAATACAGCCGACGGGGTCTGTGTTTCACCTTCTCCTTCAGCATCCGGCTGCAGCGGTATTCCACTGGCGTCAGACAACTGAAAATCTCTGCTTCCAGCAGAAGTCACCACGACGCGATCCGTTGCCAGATTCCATCCAGATAGGTCACTTACCCGCAGGATATCACCTCTGCACAGATCCACATCGCGTGCTGCCTTCCAGATACCATCCCCCTGGTATTCTGCTTCAAACCCTGATTCCTCCAGCTGCCCGCTGTAAACAGCTGTAAAATTCACCGGTGTCACTTCTGCGATTTTATCTTCCCAGATATCGTCCAGATAGGTCTTTTTCATAAACGGGTTGGTGAAATTCACGATCACACCGAAACCTCCTCTCCCCTGAGAATAAGAAGTTTCTTCCGTACCGGAAATGATACCGGTCACCGTCAGAGGAGAATCCAGCGTCCTTACAAATCCATTGAGATACTGTTCCTTCGGTGTGATTTCTACATCCGTATCTGCATACCAGCTGAACTCCAGCTTGTTTTCTCGATTGAAACGCGCGAAACATCCCATGAGTCCGGCCAGATATCCGATCATCTGACGCAGAGTCAACTCCTGCGGCAGCGCGTCGATCTCATAGTCTGCGAATTTCACATCTTCTGCGAATGTCACATCTGCCAGTGCTGCGATTTCCCGCGCGATCACTTCCATCTTCACCGGGAATCCCACGTGATCTGCTGCATATGGCTGTTCCAGCAGGCACATGGAGTCATATGCCGTGATAGTCATGCTGCCACAGCTGCCGTCGCTCTTGACTTCGCTGGGATAAAATATACCCAGCGGTACATATTCGATCTGACCATCATCCAGTGAAAGTCCGCTGAACGCCCGCAGGATCATATGGTCGTAATCCAGACCCGATGGGGCCTGGATCAGCTTTAAGGTCAGTTTCCCGCAGCAGGCACTCCCCATGGTGATCACATCCTCGGAATTTACCATTTCCTCCAGTTCCATGCTGATAATGCAGTCGTCTCCCTGCAGGGTGTGGATCACCTCACCCTGCAGAGAATACAGACATTCAACCTTCAGTCGAAGACTCCTGTTATCTGCCAGAATCTGTTTCTCATACTTTTCACTTACTTGCAGCATTCATCTCACCTACCTTTCTGTAAATGTAGCCGACAGGTTCTGCCACATCCAGCTGCCGTCCGGCTTCTGGCGAAGCATTGGGGTCGTCCGGTTTCCTACATAAAATTCACTGCGCTTTCTTTCTCCTGTGAGAGCGTCCGGATACTCCAACAGGAAGAAAACATCCTCCATCATGCACAGAAGGCCAGCCATATCATCTCCGCTCAGAGCTCCCCAGGAGCAGGTCAGCGTCCGTTTACTGGTCATACGGTCTCGAAAATACTGTCCCATCTGATTTCTTCCGGTTCCTCCGTCAAGATCAGAGATATCCCACTGCAGGCTCTGTGGATCTTTCAAATCGGTGAAATATCCGAAGACTACCATCTCCCCTTCACGAAACAAAGCCATGATCTCATCCGCCAGCTTGAAACTGCCGTCTCCTCTCTCTGTGACCGTCACTTCTTCCGGCAGTTCCTGATGTGCACCGGAAGTTTTGACGATCAGCAGAGTATCACCTGCTGCCAGATCACCGCTTGCTTCCAATAAAAAAGAGCCTCCGCTCAAGGAAGCTCTCATCTGCTGAATCCGTCTTAATATACTCATTGTAATATATCCTCCTCGTCTTTATTCTTACACATGCAGCGGGCTCATACCCGTCTGCTTCACGATACCATTGTGATAACGGATCACCTGTTTTCCGATCTCTTTTCCATCCAGATGGTTATTGATATGGAATGTGAAGTTTCCTCCATCGCCTCCGCTCATGGCGCTCTTCACTGCTTCGAATACGCCCCGGGATACGGCTTCCACGATCTGTCCGTTGTTCATAACTCCGCTTCGGCTTCCGAAGGATCCTACTAGCTCCGGTCCCCTCTCTCTGGCTATAAACATCTGCCCCGCTTCCAGGATCCCGCCATCTGCCAGCTTCGGAAGACTCGCCTTCGGGATCAGACTGATGCTGACTCCCGGGATCTTGTTGATGATCTTCACCACTTTGTTAAGACCTCCAATAAAGCTGTTGATGATGCCTTGTGCGAATCGTATCACACTGTTGACCGTACTCTTGAATGCACTTCCCACTGCTGAGCCGATCTTCACACCGATGCTCTTGAAGACGCTGCGGATCTTGTCCCAGATCCCGCTAAAGAAGGATCCTACGTTTGAGAAAGCATTTTTGATAGCTTTCCACGCTCCTCTGAATTTTTCTCCGAACCAGTCTGCTACCTTGTCGAAGATCTTATTGATCACGCTCCATATTGCTGAGAAGATGCCCGTTACGAATCCAAGTCCTGCATCAAAGAGTCCTTTGACTCCTTCCCACATCTTACCAAAGCCTTCCAAGATCTTATCTCCGTTAAGGGTGAAGATACCGACGATCACGTCGATGATACCGGAGATAAAGTTCATAGCGCCTTCTGCAATTCCCATTATGAACTCCCAGACCGCAGTCACTACCATCATGATCTCTTCTCCGAAGTTGTTCCAGATAGCTTTCACGATATCCACTACCGTGCCGATCACCGCCTTGATGGCATCCCACACGACAGAGACGATATCCAGAATCGAGTTCCACAGAGAAGAGGCTGCATCCATCAGTGAAGATCCATGCTTGTCCCACAGTTCTTTAAATACATCGAAGATCGCTGAGAAGATTTCCAGGATCCCTTCTCCCAGAGTCTGAAGGAATTCTACGATGCCTTCCCAGACTTCCTGAACTTTTCCGATGAGACCTTCTCCGTGCTCTTCCCACAGCTCCGTCAGGAATCCGAAAATACCGGATAAAAGATCCGCTACGATACCGACTACTTCTGAAATAATGTCGATCAGCCCTACGATACCGTCACCGAAACTCTCCACGAAAGAATCAAAGGCATCCGTTTTCGTGATTCCCATGATGGATTCCTTAAAGGTATTGAATGCATCTATGGCAGGCTGGAATGCCTCCTTTACCTGCGCCCAGGCTGCTGTGATCTTCTCCCGGAAAGCCTCGTTGCTCTCCATCAGCTTCTGAAACAATGCGATAAATCCTATGATCGCGACTGCTGCCAGAGCAACACCGCCAACAAGACCGACTGTCATCATCCTGCCTGCCACCGCGCCGATGGAGGATGCCGAAGCTGACAGTTTCTTGCCTGCACCTTTAAAGCCGCCCTCCAGGATCGAAGGGATCTGCTTCACGGAAGCCTTCGCCTTCCCCGGAAGGTCTTTCAAGGCAGTTGTCGCACCGGATACCAGAGATTTAAACGAACTGCTCACCTTAGACGACAGCTGCTTGACCTTCTCCACAAATCCCTTGAAGCTAAAATTTTTGATATGATCTTTTAAGGTGGAGAAGCTGGTTTTGATACTTTCTCCCATAATTGAAACGCTTTTTGAGATAGATTTAAAAGCCGACTGTACTTTTGTAGGTAATGATTTAAGAGTACCGGTAAAAGATTTTACATGATCCGGTAATTTCTGAAGTCCACTTCCTATTTGATCCACATGATCTGCAACCGATTTACTGAACTCTTCAACAACTTCTGTATTCCATCCTTCTTTCCAGCTTTTACCGAATCCTTTTACGAATCCAGATAACGTACCAATTGCTTCATAGGCACTTCCTACTGCTGCAACAATATTAATGATCCCTTCTGTAACCGACACACTGCCGTCTTTAAACCCCTGTAATTGTTCCTTACATTCTTTTACCGCATCGCTTAATTTTTTTAAAGATGACGCAGCTTTATCAAAGGTCAGTTTTTCTGTTTTTTTATTATCTTCTGCCATATATTCTCTCCCTCCTTTTAATTTGTATGGCTATCACTAATGCAGTTTTATACCCTCATAAGCATCCACTCCTTTCTTTTTCAGGTAATAAAAAAATGCTCACTTCTGTGAACACTTTTTTATTATCTTCCAATAATTTTACTATATCACTATTCCTATTCCAGTCCAAGTTCTTCATAGGAATAGTCCAGTACCAGATCCATTCCATACTCTGTATCCGGAATCTGTGTACATGAATAAGTAAACCAGGCCGCCTCCTCACCGATTTGTGGCGCAACAGAACGTAGCACCATTGCTGCCCGTTCATGCTCTTCATACCCTTGAATGCTCGGATCATTCATAAGATGTTTCCAGTCCTGCATCAACTGATCCCGCTGCTCTCTGTTACCAATAAACTGAATAAAACGCTTAGTCATTTCTTTAGCTTCTCTTTCCATCTCAATATCAGTGTACTGTTTGCCAGGGTTCATCTGTTGAATCAAAGCCGGGAAAATTGAGGTATAAGAATTTTTGATCCATCTTCTTGCGATAGATAATCTGTTTTTTTCTTCCATGTTTTGTGCAGCATTAACCATAGATACCCCTATATTTGTTATTGCTGCAAACTTCTCATTCACAAAGTAATGATCGTATTCTTTTCCAACCTGATAACAATGTTCTAATATCTTTCGCTCTTCCTCAGTAAACTCAACAGTAGTAGCAAAATGCTCCTCGTAGTTCCAAACAGGTTTATAAGTAGCTTTGCCCTTCTCTGAGTCCACTACTAACCACCATCCAATCTCTTTTTCCATCTTGAATCTCTTATTTTTTAATTTCTCCTTAATCGGGAGATTAGGATCATATGGTGGGCATGACTCTTCTATTCTTTTTAATTTGTTAATGCGACTTTTATGTGCGTTTATGATCTCCAACCTTTTTTCCTGTTGTGCTAAATTATCAGATTCCACCCCATAAGGGAATAATTCCTGTATGATTTGCTGCTGTCTCTCTGTCATATCGGTCCAGATATTTTGGATATTTCCACCTTCCTTCCCAATATCTTTTGCGCAGAAAATCACCATACTCTTCTTATACTGCACTTTTTTATCTAATTTTTCTTTCTTCTTTGGATCACTTTCTTCCATCCACTTTTTTTCTAGATCTTCTGCTGCGGATAAGAAGCTCATTAACAATTTTTGATATTTCGCGATTTTCTTCTCGTTCGCCATTACGCACCTCCTGCATGGGTTTCTTTACTGGTTTTATTGTACACTATATGATGCTAATTGGGAATTACATTTTAAATATCGTGCACGGCGCACGATATTCTATGGTATACTGAAATCACTAAAATATGAAAGGTGAGAAACATCCCTATGTCATCTTATCGCGAAATCGATGTGCTAGATGAAACGAAACCAATTCTTCTGGTGCAGGACACTGACACCCGCAAGATGTATGTGAAGAAGCCCATTCCTGCACACAACAGAGAGCTGTATAACAAACTGCAGGCATTCTCCTTCTCCGGCATTCCACAGATCCATGAGTTCTGTGAAACCGAAGAGGGTCTTTTTCTGTACGAAGACTACATCTCCGGCCAGACACTGCAGACCGTTTTAGATGATTCTTTTAACCTTCCAGAGGATGCTGCCGTCGATATCATATGCCAGCTGTGTGATATTCTCTCGCCCCTTCATCGCTGCGATCCTCCCATCATCCATCGTGATATCAAACCGTCCAATATCCTTCTGACTCCCTCCGACCACGTGATTCTCATCGATTTCGATGCATCCCGTGAATTTGATGCCGGGAAACCAGAGGATACGGTTCTCCTGGGTACGAGAGAATATGCTGCTCCGGAGCAGTACGGCTTCGGCCAGTCGGACGCCCGCTCCGATATCTATGCACTGGGCGTCCTGCTCAACAAGATGCTCACCGGCACTTATCCAAGACGTGAATGTCCGGAAGGTTCGCTCGGCGAAATCATCACACGCTGCACGGCATTGCTTCCTGAGCAGCGGTATGCTTCCGTAGAAGAATTGAAAGCAGCTTTGACTTCCCGTTCCTCTAAAAGTGCGCCTCCTCGCCCTGCCCGCAAGTCGCATCCAATATTGGCATTCCTGCTGTCCATTGGTGCCATTATGGTTGGAACCTCCCTCTCCATTCCCACGAAGACTTCCGCACAGCACCTGATGCAGGATCATATCTGCGTTACCCTCTGGCTGCTGTTTCTCGTGATGCTCCTGTGCAACATCGGCGGTATCTCCGATAAGCTGCCGATTCTCCGCAGGTCGACCGTCTCCGGATTCCTGTTCTGGATGTTGTTCTCCGGGTTTCTGGCTGCAGGACTGCTGCGTCTTCTGTATCTTTTTTAATCCTTACTTCAGGATCGGAAGTCCCAGCCGGTCCAGTTCCAGATTGATATAGATGACCTTGCGGATTCCTTTATTGATATGCAGCAGCAATACGGAATCTCTCTTGTTTCTGGAATACAACGGAGATACCTTCAGCAGTTTCATCGCTCTGTTGATTTCATCTTTCTTCATCCCTGCCGCGATGCACAGTGCCAGAGCTTTATCTCTTCCGGGATTCCGTTTCGTTCCATTGGTGATCTGAGTGGCATAGTCTTTATCGAGATTGCAGTCAGCGATCACCTGTGCGTGAACTACATCGTGTTCTGCCAGATATTCATTAAAATACTGACAGAATCCATATCCGTCTTTATTGGTATAGCGATCGAGATATTCCTGCAGCTGATCTTCTGACGATACACCATCTAATACCTTGTCCAGTTCTTCCGTTTTTAACTTGTTATTTGCCATGTTTTTTCCTCCTGATATATTTTAACTGAGCACGTCGTATTATATCCTGAATTTTCCTCTGATACAACACGGCAAACGTTGAAATTTCAGTACTTACAAGGGATTTTTACCCCCCCCAGAAGGGACTCTTGTGGATTTTTGCATAAAAAACGGGCAGTTTTCTTATCATTTTTTGTTATGAATCACTGCCCATCTTTCTTAAATTTCCTATGTAAGCATCAGCCTCAATTTTTTCAAAATCCGCTGTTTCTGTGAATGAAGCGTCTTGCTGTTTACTCCCAGCTTCCTGCCTGCTTTCACTTCACTGAGATTCTCCACGTAGATCCAGTACAGGATTTCCTGTTCTGTCAATGGAAGCGTTCTGATCGCCTGCATCAGCTGATTTTTATCAAAATCCCGCATTACAGTCTCCTCTACGCTTTCACAGTGACGATTCTGATCGGTTTCTTTCAGCTCGCAGGTAGCTGCTGCATATTTGTTGTTGTGATAGCATTGCCTGCTGCGAATCCTGTTATATTCATCGAACAGTTCTTTCTCAACGTAGATCTTACGGCCTTTCACCGGAATATATCGTTTCTTTTCCATATAAATCCACCCTCATTCCAAATCAGGAGCATACCTTGTGATCAGCTGCGTCTAGCTTACATATACTTTGCTTCCCAGCTTCGCACAGATCCATCCAGATGGGATCTGGATCCAGATCTGACTGCCGGACACCTGTACCTTCTGCACGGTAACCCGCGTTCCCTGTTTCAGCACAGCATAAGTCCCGCTCAAAGCATGCTTTCTGCCGTCAGCTGTAAGTTCACTGCGCTTTTTTCTCCGGTGGCTTGTCCCCGGGCCGGTGCGAACATTCATATCTGCCCGTAAGGTCAGCGTGGCTCCAGCACGATAATTCCCTGCGGAAGAGGATGATCCTGTATTTCCTTGCGCTGCGCCGGAACGGACAAACTGCAGTCCCTTCGTTCCCTGTACTTTCGTAAAAGTCGGATCAATGTAGAAGATTTTTTCCGGCGGATAATTGCCTCCGGAAGTCGACAGGACCCAGGCTCCTCTGGTGTTCTGTTTCCATCCGTTGCCCTGCGCTCTGCCGCGCCCCGCAGAAATATGGAAGTGATACCCGGTAGCCCTGCCGTCGTTTCCCTCCAGGAACATGGCAGCTTCCTGCCGGAATACCTGTCCTACTTTCAGCTTGCCCAGCGTATCATCATTGGGATGGATCACCATGATCGTCACATAATCCGTAAAGCTGGGCGTCTGCACAGGCGCCTGGGACTGGATCCATATGGTATTCGTGCCCTTTGCACCAACTCCATAAATACGCTTGATGCTGCAGTCAAAGGGTGCATAAAAATAACTTCTTCCCGTAGTACCGCAGTTATCGTCGATCGGATAATCCCGGGGACTACCGTTATAGTTCTTGCTGTGGCTGTAGGTACCGGTATAACTTTGCGTAATGTTCATGGTTTTTGTGGGATATTTACATCGCTGCATGATGAGGTTCCTCCTTTTTCTTCGAACTGTTTATTGAACATAGCTGCATAGGCGCTGAAATATTCGGCTTCCCAGTCAGTGTTTTCCTGTATCTCCTCCTCCGATCGGAAGATCTGAACCGGTTTCTCAGGGTACTGCACGTTTTCCCCGAAGGCTGCCCCCAGGCTGTAACCTGCGTACATCCCATTGACCCAGCCTGCGATATTGATAAACTCCAGCTGCTCTTTCTGCTTGCTTTCATACGCCTTTAAAAACGGCTCCAGCTTTTTCGGCGTAAGCCGCCAGAAAAGCCCATAGTCTACCCCTATCTGCAGTGCACCCGGTAAATACACCTCATAAATCAGCTCCCTGATGCTTTCACATACTGTTATACCGTTTTTTCTCCGCTCGTTTCCGTGCTCGCAGCATTCCCCTTCTCCTGGCTCTGGGAGAGAGCGCGAAAAAAACCGCTCTCATTTACCGCCTTATTGATGCTTTCCATGAGAGGGTCCAGACTGCCTCCGGAAGCCAGATGCTGTTCAATTTCCATACCTGCCTTTTCCATGTCATCATCCATGGCGAGGGCTAAGAATCCTCTGACCGTCGTTAAGACTTTCTGATCCATTTCCGTTAAGGACACACCCATGTCCTCCAGCTTGCACATGGTGTTAAAATTCAGTTCAGGCATCGTATATTCAGTTCCGTTGATTTTCATAATTTCCTCCGATTGTTCTCCTTCACCGCCGCCAGCCCGGCAGCAGTTTTTTAACGTTATAACGGGAAAAAGGGCGCAATGCCCTTTTCCCCGGAAATGTCAGGCGTTACCTTTGCCTGGCTTATGCAGTCTTTTCGATCTTGGAAGACGGTGTAACAACGATCTTCATGTCTACAGCTGCGTTTACTGCGCCTGCTGCGATCAGAGCGCTGTGCTGACCAGTCAGGGAGTAGTTCACGCCGTTGATCTTGATCACGTAAGTCAGCTCTTCGTTTTCGCAAGCTGTCAGTTCTGCGAACTGCGCTTCATCGTAGTTGGCAACAAATTCCATAGCGCCCATGCCCTTAACACCAGGGATGAACTTCTGTACGTCATCTGCCAGAGATGTTACATCGATTGCAGCCGGTGCTACTCCCAGATCCGGGAAAGACTTGATTTTTACTTCGATTTCTTTGTTGTCGCTCTTCTTAACTGTTAAAACAGTTCCTTTTGTGCTAATTGCCATTGTTTTTTCCTCCTAAATTTCCTGTTGTTTGATTTTTACGATTTCCTTCGCTAAAGCGATTTTTTCCTCCCTGCTGGGACACGAGATCCTGCAGACGATTCCCTCGTATTCTTTTTTCCGGAATCCTGCTTCTACAAAAATCTCTTTTAAATCCAGCGTGGTTTTCGCCTCTGCAAAGTCCGACTCGAATTTCTGTAAGCGTTGATTGGCTTCTGTTAAAGCCTTGTTTTCCTCCCGCAGCGCTTTTAGCTTTTCATTGACTTCATCAAAGCGCTTTTTCGGGATCAGGATTTCTGTACTTTCTTCGTTCAAGTCTGTATCCTCCCTTCATTTGTTCTCCCTGTCTGTCAGGTGTGAGATCTAAAAAAGTCTTGGGCTGCGCAGCCTTGCTGGCGGCCCAGCTTTTTTATGCAAGTTCTGTAAGTTCGATGTTCTGATCTGTTTTAATGAGATATACGGTCGTGTCCCGGCGTATACCGGCCGTGCTGTCGTACAGAGTGGTCTTCATATCCAGAACATTCCAGCCATCGTTGAGATACTGATTCAGCTGTTCTTCCACGTACTCGCAATCTCCGTAAATACATTTTGTTTCTACCAT